CACTAAAATTAAAGATAACCATAAGGCAACTCCCTACTAGGTTATTACCTAGTAACTAGATAGATTTACAGTTACAAGGCTTAACAAGTCTTTTCCGCAACTGTTATAAACATTCTATCAAATATATACATTAATGTCAAATGAAATAGGATAATTTTACAAGTTTTTTTGTGTATTACACTACTTTAATAATATTAAAGTTCTACAGTATTTATAAAAAAGTGTATTACACTTCTTTAATTATACTTCAGAAATATTCAGTATGACTAAATGACTATACAAAACGATAAACTACTACACAAGTTTATAGTACCTGGCTGCACCAGCAAACTACTATACATCGATATGGGGATCTTAACCTTACAAAAAACTAGTATAAAAAAGTATACACAATACTGAAAGATAGATTTTACTATACAGAATACTACCGTACCCACCTTGACTGCTATACGGGTGTATAGTGGTTTTGCGGACGCGACTATCTCGTTTACGTACTTTTGTAGTTTTTGAAAAAATGTCAAATGGTGAGAAGAAGAAAGAACTAGGGACTTGAAAGGTGATAGGCAATAAAGCACCTAAGGGAGAAGTGGGGATTTCTCTCTTTGTTGCTTGTCCTATCACGGATTAGGTGGGAAGGTTGTTATCCTTCAAGACCTGAAACGTGAGATGTGCAAAGGCGTATTACGGAGTACATACTACCAAAGAACTTGCATCATCGTAGTAACTTTTTAGGTGGTTCATCACCTACCAGCCAGAACGCCGTTACATCGCAAAGCGCCGGAATGTTGGACTGGTGCACCCGCAGTCATTCCGATTTCACCATACCTTCTTGTCTTTTCAACTCCCTTGCTTGAAGTGTATGGATAGAGTACAAAGATAATCTGACGCTGCCGTTTCATTTCTGTCCGTTCATCAGACCATTTGCTATGAATTTATGAAAGATGTAAATCCCGGTTCGATTCGCTTAACTCGCAACTATGCCGGTTTTTGGCAATCACCCGTTTACTGTTTTCTCTCAGCAACTTGTCAGTTTACTTTACTATCAGTCATAAAGGGTTCGTCTGCTTTTAGCAGATATATCACAACTTGTACTCGGTGTGTATTATAAACCCACTATGTAATAAACGTCAATTGACAATTCAATAAAAGTGCAATAATAATATTTATGTGAGGTGTTAGTCATACAAGCTCATAGACCTCGTTCCTTTTGGGGGCGTACATTTTTTCCTGGTTTTTGGTGTACTGCCCCCTTTCTTTTTATTCAGTAAAAATCATTGTAGGGTAGTACCTGAGGTATAGATATGATTGATATGAAACAGAAAAAGAAAGATATGCTTGTCGAGTTCCTTAAACTTGGAATGGACTTTGACAGTGCGTGTCTTGCCGCAGAAATTGAAGATGATTTCAAAAAAGAATTACAGTACGACGATGCTTTCACCCACCTGGCAAATACCGCTATTGCGAAGAAGGAAGTAGAACTCTTGCAGAAACTTGATTCTATTGCCGAAGCCAATGCTCAGAGAGGTGAGTCTAAGCAGATTGAAAGACAGCTCGAACTTCTCAATCCTGAACGTTACAGTAAGGTTACTAAACTCTCTCACAGTATGAACGGTAGCGGTTCAAGCGGTGGAAAGATTACCGTTTCTTTTGAAGGTGACGATAAGGAAGAATAATAATGGCTTTTGAAAAAGGCAGATATTGATGGCTCTCATTACTAATAGTGATAGGAGAGAAAACCGAAAAAAATATTGAAGGAGAATAAAATGGAAACAGTAGGAACAAGAGCAATTGCAGGTTCTTATGATGCAGACAAGGGTGTATTCGCAGACGGATATGTGCCTACACTGTTCGCTTGGAAAAACAGCACAGCAATCATTTACACAAAGGTTGCAACGCCTACAACAAGCGATAAGGCTCTTATCGGTGCATCAACTGGTCTTTCAGAAGGTGCAATTACCGCTGTAGGAACCGGTGCATCTTCTATCACTGTAAGTGCTACAGAATACGACCGTTACTCAGACGGTGATGTTGTTGTAGCGTAAACGGTAAGACTCACGCAGTTGCACAATATCTTTTGAAGGAAGAATAATGCTTAAGACGGCAGTTGATACAAACATAAATCTGAAAGTAGCAAATATATACAAACCTTTGTGGAAAAACGCAAAGCGTAGAAACTACATCTATGGTGGCCGCGGAAGTGGTAAGTCACACGATGTAGCAGAGTATTGTTTGTTTCGAGCTTATCAGTCAAAGATAAAAGTATTGTGTACGCGTGAGTTACAGAACTCTATTGCGGACTCTGTATACAGTCTTTTGAAAAACAAGATTACAGATATGCACCTTGATTTTTTCTTTACTGTGTACAAAGACAGAATTGTTGGCAACAACGGAAGTGAGTTTATTTTCAAAGGTATTCATAATAATGTTTCTGAGATCAAGTCGATGGAAAATATTTCTATTGCTTGGTTGGAAGAAAGTCAGAGCCTTAGCCGAGAGAGTATAGACGTTATCGTTCCTACTATCCGCGCCCCTGGTTCTATCCTTATCTTTACATTTAACCCATACAAAGACAATGATCCAATTTACATGGAAATGAAAAACGCTACTGAGGATGATTTGGTTATTAAAGCCAATTACTCGGACAATCCTTGGTTCCCCGAAGAACTCCGTTTGGAAATGGAAAGGGATAAGAAGAACGATTATCAGAAGTATCTGTGGGTTTGGGAAGGTGAATGTCTCGGACTTTCAGACGCTCAGATCTTCCGCGGAAAATACGTTGTTGAAAACTTTGAAACACCGAAGAACGCAGATTTTCATTTTGGTGCAGACTGGGGATTTGCAAACGACCCTACTACACTTGTGCGTAGTTTCATTGTCGGTAATGACTTGTATATTGATATGTGCGCGGGTAAGGTCGGTTGTGATTTGGAAGATACACCTTCACTATTTAATGAAGTGCAGGGCAGTAGTATCTATCCGATTTATGCAGATAGTGCGCGACCGGAAACTATTTCGTTTATGCGAAGTAAACATTACAATGTTATTGCAGCAGAGAAGTGGAATGGTAGCGTAGAAGATGGTATTCAGTATCTGCGTAGTTTCTCTTGTATTCATATCCACGAAAGATGTAAGGCTGTTGCAGAAGAATTTGATTTGTATCAGTATAAAGTGGACCGACAGACGGGAGAAGTTTTAAGAATACCCGTTGATAAGTTCAACCACTACATAGACGCTATCCGATATTCATTAACTGTTCCAATGCGTTCTGCAAACAACGGAAAGGTTTATGATAACTTTAGAGTAGAGAATATCTGTAAAGACGAAAAGGCAAGTGGTGATGTTTATCTTGGAACATTCGCACTTCCGGGAAGAATACTTTGGGTATCGGCTTGTGTAATAAGCGGTGAGATAAAGATACTTGACGCCTTCTCACAGTCGGTGATAGATTTTAATGCAGTAAAGGATAAATATCCTGATTGCAATTTGATATGGATGCCTTATACTACTCTTAAGGATATTCAGCAGAATTACGTGGATGATTGTGTAGATAACGACATTGAACCCGCAGTGCCAGGCATATTGCCCGCAGAAGGCGAAGGCACAAAGTTGGTAAATGACTTGTTTGATAGACATTCATTATCTATAATGGAAAGTGCGTGGACACTTATATCTTGTTTGAATGAGCGTGTATTCCTTGCAGACGGTAAGATAGAGCGTTCAAGCAAAGAGCAAGAGAATACTCGGTATTGCAGATTATTCGAGTATCTAACTTGGAGAATAATGGGGCGGTTGCAAAATGAGTGAAACAAAGAATAGGTTTGCGCAGATTGCGGACAGATGTAAAGACGAAAACTTCAAAAGGATTTATCAGATTACTGCGGAAAAAATGAACGCAAAATCAGCCTTTGAAGATGGCACTCCAAAAGAACCAATGTCGTTTACAGACGCAGAAGTTGAAGAAATCAAAAACAAACAGTTTGAAACAGTAAAGACAAATTATACAAAAGACGGTGGCTATAAGACTTTGGAAGATTTGAGAAAGTCAGTAACCATTGATACGAAACAAGCATTTAAGCAGATACAAGAAGATGGATTTTACAATCCTGGTTCTAAGATAGGCACTGCAGAAGATGTAGGCAATTGGAATATGCCTTATGAACCTTTGCTTTTGGGTCCTTATGACGCAAGTGCTATGTATTCAAGCGGCGGTCTTACGCAGATTATCATTGATAAGAAATCAAGAGGAATGACAATCAGCGGTTACGAGTTCACTTCGGGAAAGATGGAAAGCACAGAACTTATCGAATTGCGTGACTATGCGGAAAGCCTAGGCTTTTCAAGTTTCATTTCTCAGGCAGTTCGTGACGGACTTCTTTTTGGTGGTTCTGTTTTATACCCTATTTTCAAGGGCGACAATCCGCTTACAACACAAATGAACCTTAAGCAGCTTAAGTCCGCTAAGATTTTGAAGAAAGATTGTATTGATTATTTTGCAGAAGCAGACCGCTGGAATGTAACTACAGTTCCTAACTATGATCTTTCCGCAAGAGATTATATGGCGCCAACTACATTCTTAGTTCCTATTTCAGGAATTGAAGTAAACTCACAGAGAGCAAGTTATGTAAAACCGCGCCCACTTCCATATTGGAGTGCAATCCGTCAGTTAGGTTGGGGTGCAAGTGATATTACCGCTTGGGCGAAGTCATTACTCGGTTATGAAATTATGGCTATGAGTTTGCCGATTATGTGTCAGCAGATGTCTCTGCTCGTACACGAATTGCCTTTGGATGGTATTATCGCACAGAACGGACCGAAGGCTGCAAAGGCGTGGGTAAAAGAAAACGAAGAACAGATGCGTAAGTGGTCTATGCTCAATCCGGTAGCAATTAACTCTTACGGACAGATAAGCGTAGTAAACAGAAACTACAGTGGATTTGATAGTCTTATTGATGCAGTAAGAAAAGACGTTGCCGCTAAGAGTGGACTTCCTGAAAGTGTACTGTTCTACACCGCACAGAAAGGTATTTTCAATAAGGGCGAAGATGATGTATTCTTAAAGCAGAGTGAAACAATTAAACTCATTCAGCAGATTGTTGCCATTCAGCTTAAGAACCTTCTGCCAATTCTTGCGGTATCTTATTTTGGAAAAACAGATAAAGCAAGTATGGATGCTTACAGTAGTATCAGACTGAGTTTCGATACACCGGTTGTATCAAACCCACAGAAGAAAGCAGACGTTGCTCTTAAGATGGCTCAGGCGATTCAGTTGCTTAATGTTACCGGATTTGACCGAAGTGAAGCGGTATCTATCGTATCTAAGGTTATCGGTGAAGTTGAAATGCCTAGCGATATGTCCAGCATTTTTGCACAATCGTCTAACGACCCACAAGAAAAGGAAAAATTAGAGAATGAAAAACAAGTAGGAACACAAGAGCCGAAGAACACAACGGGAGTTCCTACAGATAAAGAAACAGGTAAAACAGTATGAAAAGAGTATTTATAAGTCAGCCAATGAAGGACAAGACAAACGAAGAGATTAAACTCGAAAGAGAAAGGTGCATAGAGTTTATTAAAAAGGAACTCGGGGAAGATGTTGAAATCATCGACTCCTTCTTTGAAAATGCACCGCACGATGCAAGACCACTTTGGTTTTTAGGAAAATCATTGGAACTTCTTTCAACCGCAGATGTTGCAGTTTTCTGCAAAGGTTGGGAAAACTACAGAGGTTGTCAGATTGAAAATACGTGTTGCAGTAAATACGACATTATGAAGAAATACTTTGAGTGCGGAGAGGTGTTTTAATGAAAAAACATAATGCATGTATAGCAAGAAGTGGTATACAATATTATCTGTTATCAGAATTGCCGAACTTAAACCTTAAAGAAATACCTCGCGAATACAGAGATTTGAAAGTATTTGCGGTATACAGACCTTCTTTTGTTTTGGAAGATGCAAAGGAAAAGTTTATCGGAAAGCCAATCAGAATAGAACATCATTGGATTTATTCCGAGGATGATAAAGATATTCTCGGACACATTGGTAACGAAGTAAAAATCAAACATCAGAAAGGCGAAGTCGCCTTGTACTCACCTTTGGAGATTGATAGCGATGAAAAGTTACCAAGTTTCAAAGAACTCTCTCCGGGATATGAAGCGGTAAATAAATGGCAGCCTGGCGTTACTCCAAGCGGAGAAGAATATCAGATTGTCTGCACAGAGATTACAAACGTAAATCACCTTGCCATTGTTGAAACAGCAAGAGGTGGCAAGGATATGAAAATACTTGATGGAGGTAAGAAAATGGCAGTACATAGCGGATTGCTTTATTTCGTAAAGAAAAAATTAAGCGGTGTAAATGACGGTAATGACGCCAATTCTTTTGGTGCAATTATTGACAAATTGGCCGCAAACATTAAAAATGTTAGTAATGAAGAACTCAGTGATATGACTGAGAACTTGATGAAGTGTCTGAAAGACCTTCCCGATTCGGATGAAAAGGAGAAGGTAATTAGATATATCGCCGATATTCCACTTCTTAAAGAAGAGGATGAAAAGGTGGTAGATGAGGCTTTGAGTTGTATCAAAGAGAGTTTTAATTCACTTGACTCCGATGCAGTGTCGGAGACTATGGAGAAAAAGGATATGGAAGATCCAAAGAATGAAACAGAAGAAAAGAAAGACGGTTTAGACGCTAAGCCGGAAGTTCCTTCTGCAACAGCAAGTGTTTCCCCTGTTCAGACTCCGACAGAAACAAAAGAACCTGCCGACGAGCCAAAGCCAGAGGAAAAGAAAGAAACCGATGGTGACGCTATCTCTAAACTCGTAGACGCAATCGACTCTATGAACAAGAAGTTGGATGCGATTCTCGGTGAAAAGAAAGAAGAACCAAAGGAAGAACCAAAGGAAGAGCCGAAGAAAGAAGAACCTAAGGCAGATGGTTGTGGCGAAGGTGACAAAGCACCCGAAGATACACCAAAGGTTGAAGATTCAGCACCTTCTTCACTTCCACAGTACACACAGTCGCTTGGTGCGATTGAAAAAGGCTATAGCCTTGACGACGTTTTTGCTCGTCTTAAGGGAGGTAAGTAATTATGCAGACCACATTTACAAATGGCTTGGGTGTATCTTTCTTCGGAAAGGGAGTAACACCTGGTATGCCAGCACACGTAGCAAATGGTGGAACAAGAACAATCGGTGGTACAATCGCCGCTTCAAACACCAATGTTGCTAAGTTTGGTTGTGCTCTTTTCGTAGACCCAACAAAACCTTCTGAGTTTATCGTTGGCCCTACAGCAAGCGCAACTCTGTTCCGCGGAATCTTGATGAACCGCAATATGGTAAATCAGCAGATGCCAGCTCATGCAGATTTCATTCTGAATGAAACTCCGGCAGATGCGTTCTATCAGGGCGCTATCTACGTTGAAGTTGATGGCACAGTAGCAGTAGGTGATTCTGTTTACGCAAAAGCAGACGGAACACTTACAAACGTATCAAGTGGAAATACCGCTATCAACGGTATCGTAAAAGAATATGACGCATCAACAGACCTTTATTTGGTTTACTTTGATGGTCAGTTCTAAGGAGATGGAAAATGAGAATTAAAGCCGCACATAACTGTGAAGGTCTTGCACAGACAGCCTTCAAGTTTTTGAAAAATGGTGACCCTGATTTTCAGTCACAGACAGCCGATATGACACTCAATATCGGTCTTGCATCAGACCCAGCATACAAGGTTCCGGCTCACGCCAAAGACGCTATCTATGTTGGTGATTCTGCACACATTGGACAGTTGCTTGCAAGCACTCAGCTTAAAGCAGAGTTCGCACAGAACAAAGACGCTGTATCACTTCTGCCAAAGTTCAATTCTGAAACTGGCAAGTGGGATATGGTTGCTCGTAAGAACTTCGTAGGCGATGCTGCACCTGACTATCTTGCAGGTCAGGCAATCGCCCCTTGGTCTCAGTCTTTCTTCAAAGACATTTATGAAAGACCACTTCTTTATTCACACGCATCTGACCTTGTAAAGATGGATCAGGGTTCAAACCCTTGGTGTGAAACAATGAACCTCGTAATGGCAGATTATGCGGGTTCTGCTATCGGTCCTCTCAATGCCGGTTCTCCTGACGGAAACAACACAAAGGATATTCAGGCTAAGAGTGGTATCATGGTTGCGCCAGTAATCAATATGTTTGTTACATACACATTGACTATGGAAGAGCTTGAAGGTGCTAAGATGGGTAACGGAAACCCATTCGGCAACAAACTCATTCAGGGCAAGATTAAGTATGCAAACTACGTATTGCAGATGCTCACTGACTACCTCACATACTACGGAAACGCAGATACAAACACTGTAGGTTTGTTCAACGTAAACGCAGTAACATCTTGGACAGTTGGTGCAGACATGGCTTCTATCGCCGCAGACTCTTCAAATCCAACAAAGGGTTCTACTGCTTATCAGGCTCTTGCTCAGGCAGTTACTAACTTCTTCTCTGCAAGTTTCAACAAGTTCGACCATTGTAAGGTTGGTCTTTCTACAAAGGCTTACAACCTTCTTGCAAGTATGCCATACTCAGACAACTACAATGCTGAGTCTGTACTTGCAATCTTCAACAAGAACTTTATTGCAGGTGTTACAGAGAAGGGTACAATTCCAAAGGTAGAGTTCTACGCAGACCCAATGCTTGATGCAAACACAGACTTCAACCCTAACAGTTATGACTACATGATCATCACTGCACCGGAGATTGGTCTTGGACCAAGCGATACACGCAAGAACGTTATCTTGCAGGGTATGCCACTTAAAGAGTTTATCTACCCAGTTGTTCCTGGACAGATTAACACTCAGCATCGTATGCTTCGTCGTTATGCAGGTGTATTTGCACCTGTTACAGAAGCAATTCAGGTTTACTCAGGCTTCGGCGTACAGTAATATCTGATTGAAAAAAACACGCTATCTCAGAAATGGGGTAGCGTGTTAGATTTTATCTTGGAGGAATGAAATGAAATATTTGGTAAATAACACCGCTATGTCATACA